CTGGGCGATCTGCGCCTCCGACCGCACTACGCCCGGCGCCCCGCCATCGATGCGCACATTGACCGTTACGCCCGGTCCCGTCGCCGGTTCGATCACGCCCGCGCCGCTGGGTCGGAACACCTCCGGTCCCCGCTCGCCGACCAGATAGGCGCCGCCGCCCAGCACCGGCCCGCCCTCAGCCCGCGTCCCGCCGAACAGTCCGCCGACCGCCTGGGCGATCGCCGCCGACAAGCCGCCGCCCCTGACGCCCGCCGCGGCGTTGACGGCCCCCAGCACTGCCCGCGCCAGTTCGGCCAGGCTCAGCTCTCCGTCCGCCGCCGCTCGCGTCAACGACCGCGCCAGGCTGTCGCCTGCCCGATCGAACGCCTCTTCGATCGACGCCGCCGCCCGTTCCGCAGGCTCCCGCAACGCCTCCAGCGCCGCGGCCGCCTCGGCCGCCCGAGCCGACACGCCGTCCAGCCCCTCGGGTCGAAAGCCGTCAGTCATCGGGCCACGCCTCCATCATCCGCTCCAGATCGCCGCGCCTTATCGGGGCCGCGCCCGCATCCGCCGCCGTCAACATCCGCCACTCCCGCACCGACAAGCGCCAGAACGCCTCGGGCGCGATCCCTAGGGTCAGCGCCGTTCGCAGCATCGCCGCCCAGTTCACCCGGCCGCCGCCGCGAAAGCCCTCGCCACCGCCTCGGCCGCCGCCTTCGGATCAATCGCCGCCGTATCCAGTTCGCCCGCCAGCGTCCGCTCGCCTCCGCCCCTCAGAAGGGCCGCCAGAACCGCCGTCAGGTCCCGCGCCGACAGTCGCCGCATACGCTCCGCCAGCCCGTCCAGGCCCTCGATGCTCAGCGCAGTCTCGATCTCGGCCAACGCCCCCAGCGTCAGACACAGCCTCCGCTCCGCCCCCGCCAGCGACGCCACGACCTCGCCGCGCGCGCCGTTCGCCGTCATACCGCCGTGAACCCGATCTCACCGGCGCTCGACAGGGTCATGGCGAAACTCGCCTCACCCTCGTGTTCCCCGGCGTACTCCAGGGCCGAGACCAGAAACGGCCCCTCCAGAACGCCGAAATCCGGCACCGTCAGTCGCCATCTCCGCGCCTCCTGGGCGAAGAAAGCCTCGCGGATCCGGGCGTCCGAGGCCGCGTCCCGGAACACCCCCTGGCCCGACACCGAGGCCGACTTGACCCCCGCTCCGGCCAACAGTTCGCGCCAGCGTCCGGCGCTGTCCGCGTCGGTCACATCAGCCGTCTTGGCGTTCAGCGAAATGGTCCGCGTCCTCAGTCCCGCCACCGTGGCGAACACCTCCGGCGTCGCCCCGTCGCCGATCTTCAGCAGCATATCCCGGCCTTTTTGCGCCGCCATCTCAGTCCTCCGTCTCTTCCGTCACCGCCCTCAGGCGGATGATCGCATAGGTCCGCTTCAGGTCGGGCGCGCGAAACACGTCGGTGAAGGTCACGCGCAGATTGACCGTGCGCACCCCGTCCGCCTCCAGCGTCGCCTCATGCAGTCGCGCCCGCGCCGCCGCCGCCACGGCTCGCGCCTCCTCGGTTCCGCCGAAGCGCGAGATGCAGGTCAAACTCAGCCGGTGCTCCACCGCTCCGCCGTCGGCGTTCGTGGGTCGGCTCTCCGAACGCCCCACCGTCATGTGCGGCCAGACCGGCTCGGTCGGCGGCTCATCCCAGATCCGCGCCGGATCGCCGAGCAACGCCTGCATCGTCGCATCGGCCTTCAACCTGGCGATCAGCGCTTTTTGCAACGCGCTCTCGTGATCCTTCATCGCACGCGCTCCAGGGTCAGTTTCATCCGGCCCGGTCCGTCTGCATCGACGCCCCGGATCGTCCAGTCCGCGCCGCCGAACCGCAGCACTCGCCCCTCGGCGATCCGGGCGTCGGCGCGGCACGTCGCGCTCATCGTCTCGACCCCGCGCGTCGCCTGGCCGCCTTCCGAGCGCTCGCGCCGACGCCGCGCGCCACAGGCCAGCCAGGCCATGCCCAGGTGGTCGTAACTGACCGTGCGCCCGCCATGGGGCGTCTCGCTCTGGACCGGCCGTTCGATCCGGGCCAGCACCCGCATCGCCCCCACGCCGCTCACAGCCGCACCACGCGATAGGGCGCGACCCAGGCTTCGACCGGCGCGATCGGCATCTCCGCCTCGTTCCGCTCATAGGCCCTCAGCGTCAGCATCAGGATCGCCAGCCGCAGCGGCGCCGGAGATGTGGAGGCCAGGCTCAAGCCCACATCCCCCTCCACCCGCGTCCGCGCCGCGTCGATCAGGGTCTGGATCAGCGTATCCTCGGCGTCGGTCTCGACGCGCAGGAACAGCTTCGCCTCCGTGAGGGTCACGGGTGCGGTCATGGATGCCTCATTGTCTGGAAAGAAAAGGCGGCGGACTCAGGCCCGCCGCCGTGCTGCGATCAGCTCGCCGCGAACTTCATCACCTTGATGGCGTCGAAATTCTGCACCCCGCCGCCCACACGCTTGGTCGTGTAGAACAGCACATAGGGCTTGGCCGAATAGGGATCGCGCAACACCCGCACCCCCGCCCGGTCCACGATCAGATAGCCGCGCTGGAAGTCGCCGAACGCGATCGACAGACTGTTGGCCGCGATGTCCGGCATGGTCTCGATCTCGGTGATCGGATAGCCGAGCAGGCTGGCCGTCTCGCCCGCGCGCGTCGCCGGCTGCCAGATGTAGTTGCCGTCGCCGTCCTTGAATTTGCGCACGGCCGAGACCGTCTTGCGGTTCATCACGAACCGCCCGTTCGGCCGGTACTGGGCCTTGGGCGCATAGACCAGGTCGATCAGGCGGTCGGTCGGATTGCTGCTGGCGAAGCCGCCCGCCGCGCCCGACGCCACATAGCCGATGTCGCCCCAGGCATGACCGGCGTCGGCCGCCGTCGCATAGCTCAAGAAGCCCTTCGGCTTGTTCACGCCGTCGCCGTTGACGAAGGCCGTCGTCTCCTGCGCGGCGAAGGCGTCCTCGACCTCGCCCGCCAGCCACTCGTCCAGGTCCACCAGGGCGTCGTCCAGCAGGTTCTGCGTCGCCGCCGGGCTGGCGTAGAGGTCGGCGGCCGGGAACTCCAGCAGGGCCAGGGTCGCCGGGTCCGTTTCCGGCCGCGCCGCCGTCTCGGCGACCCAGCCCGAGGCGATCCCCGCTGTCGACACCGGCTTTCGGAACACGCCCACGCCGACCGTCCGCACCGTGGCGATCTCACGCATCGGCGAGGCGGCCATCAGTCGGCGCTCGATGGCCCGCTCCGTCTCCGGCGGCACGACATGGCCGGCCGAGTTGGACGCCGACGACAGCCCCGCCTTCAGCTCCAGTCCCCAGTCGCCGCGCGGCGCCTGCCCGGTCTTCAAATAGCCGTCCCAGGCCGCCTTCATCTCGGGCGGCGTCGTCGGCGCGGCCGGTGCGGCCAGCTCGGGTCGACGCCCGGCGCTCAGCGCCCGGTCAAGGCGCGCCTGCGCCTGGCCGACCGCCTGATCGATCCGCGCCACCTTCTCCTCCAGCAAGGCGTCGGCCGAGGCCTTCTTCTCGATCTCGTCCAGCCGCGCGTCATTGGCGCCTTTGAACGCTTCAAACGCCGCCATCATCTCATGCATGGCGGCGCGCGCCTCCGGCGTAGCCGGAGCCTGTTTGGTCTCTTTCATGATGTCTCCAGTTGAAATTCTTCGCCCAGGCGAAGTTCGTCAGGGCACGCGGAACCGCGCGCCCGGCAGCATCGGAAAGGTGACCAGCGACACTTCCCACAGGTCCACGGCGCTCAGCACCCTCAGCCGTCCGTCACGCCGCGCCTTGATCGCGCGAAACCCGATCGACAGACCGTCCATCGCGCCCGCTCGCGCCAGAACCTGGGCCATCCGCGCCTCGGGCGACCAGTCCAGGATCCGCCCTCGGACGAACAGGCCGCGTTCATCCTCCGCCATCTCGTCCCACACGCCGACCGGTGCCCGGCTCTCGTGCTGGTGCAGCATCCGCACGGCCGCCGCGCCGGTTCGTTTCAGGCTCTGCGCGAAGGCGCCTCTGGCCGTGACGTCGCCATTCAGATCAGCCTGGCCCCACAACGACGCATAGCCGGTGATCGTCACGGTCCCGGTCATCGTTCCTCCAGGCGCCGTTCGATCCGCTCCACCGCCGTGCGGGTGGCGGCGCCCTGCTCTTCCAGTCGCGCCAGCCGCTCGGCCACCAGCCGCTGCTCGCCCACCTGGGTCTCCAGGGTGGCGATCCGCGCCGCCGCGCCGCCCGCCCATGTCAGCCCCCCGACCGTCTGGGCCAACAGCACGCCGATCAGGGGCCACGGGATCCGTTTCCAATCCTCGCTCACACGCCCACCCCCGCCATTCGTCGCCGCTCTTCGTCGGTCAGGAACCTCGCCGCGTTCAATCGCGACCACAGGGCGTCGCGCTCGACCTGCAAGGCGGGTACGCCATCCAGGTCCGGCTCGATCCGCACGTCCTCGAACCGTTGCCCCAGCCAGCCGGTCAGGGCGCCGCAGGTCTTCTTCACCAGCGGGATCACCGTCTGACGCCACAGGGCGGCGTTGGCCTCGCGATAGTTGGCGTAGGTCGCGTCGCCCGGTATCCCCAACAGTTGCGGCGGAACCCCGAAGGCCAGGGCGATGTCGCGCGCCGCCGAGTGCTTGCCGGCGATGAAGTCCATGTCGGCCGGCGTCAGGCTCATCGGCTTCCAATCCAGTCCGCCTTCCAGCAACAGCGGACGCCCGGCGTTGCGCGCCCCGCCATGGGCGTCCGCAAGCTCGGCCTTCAGCGCCTCGAACTGCTCGGCGGTCAGCCGTTCCCCGTCCCGCGCGCCATAGACCAGGGCGCCCGACGGCCGCGCCGCATTGTCCAGCAGAGCCTTGTTCCACTCGCCCGCAGAATTGTGCGCATCGATGGCGAAGGCCGCCGCCTCCAGCGGCGAATAACCATAGTGGTCGTCGGTCGGATGAAACAGCCGCACCTGCATCACCGGCGACCAGCCGTCCGCCTCGCGCCGGATCACCACCGATCGTCCGTCCACGCCGTACTCATAGGCTTCGGGCCAGCCATGGCGTCCCGGAACCACCTTCACCCGATCGGGCCGCAGCGGCCACAACTCATCCGGCGCCGGATCGCCCACCGCTTCCAGATAGGCGTTCCCGGCCGTCTGTAAGGCGCCGTAGATCGCCTCCATCAACTCCGGTCCCGACTGCTCCGGGTTCGGCTTGGTCAACAGGCGCGCAACCGGATGGTCATCATCGCGCGCGCCCCGATGCAGCACCGTCATCGGCGTGGCCGCCGCCGCCTCGGCGACCATCCTGACGCAACGATAGGCCACGGCGTTCTTGCCGAACCCTTCGCGCGCCAGAGCCGCATAGTCGCGCGGCGTCCAGCGCGGCCGCCCCATCCCCGTCAGGGCGATCAACCCGCCGGTCCGGCTGGCCTTGGTCTCGTCCGGGCGCGCCTCTTCGCCGCGGCGGCCGCTCGGCCATCGCAGTTTCAACATCCTCTTCCTTTCCGGGATCAGGCCGTACGCGACAGCATCAGGCCGTCAGGCATGGCCCAGGGAATCGAACCCTGCTCCACCAGATGATCGTTCAACCCCGCCGAGCCGCCGCGCATCGCGCCCAGTCGTCGTCCCGTCAGGGTCGGCAGCCCGACCACGGTCGTGACGCCCGCCGTCTGACCATCGACGACCAAGGCGTAACGGTCGCCTGTACGGCTCAAGGCCCACTTCACCTTGCGCGCGCCGGGTCTCGCCAGGCTTCCGATCAACTGGCTGACGCCGGCGACCGTCACATAGGCGCGAAACTCTCCGCCCGCGCCACGTTCCACGTGCATCCGGTTGGTATCGCCGCCGTCGTGCAGATCGACGACGCACGCCGTCTGTCCCGTGTCGCGCGTGAATTCGACCTCGCCGCATTCGGTGACATCCGCGCTCGCCGCCAGACCGTACGCGACCGTCAGGCTGTCCGCACCGCGCGACGCCGCCGTCCCGACGGAGGGCGCATAAGCCGAGGCCCAGCGCCCCGCCTCCAGTTGCGCGCCCCAGACCGCCGCATGGGCGCTCGCGCTCGCCGCCGTACCGACGAAACAGATATCGAACCTCAAACTGTCGCCCGGATTGACGCCCGACACCGCCGTCATGGCCAACCGCCGCCAGCCATCAACGGCCGTGCTCAACGTCGCCCCGCTCGCCCCGGTCACATAGGTCACGCCGCCGCCGTCATGGTCGATCGACACCTCCAGCAGAGTGGCGGATGTGGTCATGTTCCGCAGGCGGAAGACATTGGCCTCGGCCGCGCCCGATCCCTTCTTTACGAAGACGCTGGCGGTGGCGACCGTCGCGCCGATGATCGCCGACTGCTGCACCGCGACCGAGGTCGTCGCCGTGCTGGCCACGCGATCCGCCGTCAGGGTTCCATCCGGCGCCATGACGGCGTCGGCGGTCACCGCCACGTTCGACTTGATCCAGCTCGCAGCGTCCAGCTCCTGTGATCGCAGGAACAGATTGGTCCGCGCCTCCTCGATCAACAGACCTCGGTCGGTCACCCGCGCCGCGCCGTCCGTGAAACTGATGATCCGTCCATCCGTCCGTCGCGCCGTAGACGCGCCGCTGCGTGCGAAGCTCACACCCGTCACCGCGCCCAGGCTCGCGAACGCCACGCCCTGCCGCGCATAAACGCTGTTGGCGAAGCCCAGCTTCAACCCCTGCACGGCCGGATCGCCGCCGGGTCTCAGGGCGCTCAGCCCCACTCCGACCCCCAACATCAGTCCGCCAGGGCTACGATGTACTGGGCCGTCGTCCCGGTCGCCAGCACGCGCCGCGTCTGGATCGGGACATAACCCGCCGGATGGTTCTTCAACGTCACCGCCGCCGCATCGTCCGCGCCGACCGGCAGCAGTTTCACGTCGCCAGCCTGACCGACGTACAACGCCTTGGCGTAGGACGTCAGATCGGTCGTGTCGTTGGGCGTCACCGCCTCGGCCCGGCGCGCGGGCGCCGCCGGGGTCCGCGAACTTGCGGCATAGGGGTCCAGGCCCGGATTGACCGGCATCGGCGTCTCTCCTCGTTTCAATCCTTCAAAGGGGTCTCAAGCGCGGTTCGCCCTTGGGTCCCAGCAATAGGTGGCTGACCGCCCAGACCAGGGCGTCGGCCCGGTCCGGGCTGTGCTCGCCCTCGCCGCCCAGCCTCAGAAGCTCGGCTTCCAGCGCCCGCATCGGGGCGCAGTGAATGACCCGATCCTGTTCGTACAGGGCGGCCACCGGCTCGGCCCGGACGCGCTTGGATCGGCTGGCGAAGACCGGTTTCACCCGCGCTCCGCAGTGGGCGATGCGCAGCAGGTCCTCGACCATCTGGCCGCCCTGGTTGACCTCGGCGATCACCCAGTCGGCCTCGAACTCCGCCACCACCTCGGCGGTCAACCGCGCCCAGGCCTGGGGTCTCAGACCGCGCACGCTCCGGTCGGCCAGAACATAGGCCCGTCCCTCGAACCGCCCGACCACGACGATGCCGCAGGCGTCGCCGTCGGCCGTCGCGGGCGGGTCCAGCCCGACCACGACCCGTTCGAACCGTTCCGGCGCCCGCCCCTGGCAGGCGTTCACCATGCTCTCGGTCCACAAGGCCCCTTCGTCCGACAGGACATGGCCTTCCAACTCCTGTTGCGCCAACCGCGTGCCGCCGTACAGAGCGTCCAGCCCCCGCAGAAAATTGGCCGACAGATTCCGGCGATTGACCGCCGTCGCCGCGCGCGTCGTCGCCGTGCCCGGCTCGGCCATCAGCGTCTTCAGGGCCGTGATCGGCCGCGGCGTCGTCGTGATCATCAGCCGGGGATCGTCGCCCAGCCTCAACCCCATCCGCAGCATCGCCAGCACCTCGCCCGGCCGTCGCCAGGCGCAGAATTCGTCGCACCAGGCTGCATGGAATTGCGGCCCGCGCAGGCTGTCGGCGTCCTCGGCCGAAAAGGCGTGGGCCGTCGCCCCGTTCGGCCATATCAGTCGCCGCCGGCCCGCCTCATAGATTGGTCTTCGCCACGGCGCGGCCACGGACCGCAAGCCCGAAGGTCCCTCGATCATCACCTCGCGCACATCGTGCAGGGTCGGCCCGACCAGGGCCAGGCGCGCGCCCGGTCTCGCCCGCCCGGCCAGCCATTCAGCTCCGGCGCGGGTCTTTCCCGCGCCACGCCCGCCCAGGAACAGCCAACTGCTCCACGCGCCGTCGGGCGGCGTCTGCGCCGGATGCCGCCAAAGCCGCCAGTCTGTCCCGATCAACCGCTCCAGGTCCTCCCGGATCGGCGCCAGCAGCTTCCTCCTCGTCGATGGCTCGCGCCAGCGCCACCAGTCGACGATAGAGGTCCTCGCGCAGTCGCTCCTCTCCGGCTGCGTCAA